TAATGTCCGTAAAAAAAGGCCTGCTAAAATATAGCAGACCTTCTCTATAATATATGATAGGTTGGATTAAGGATTACCAACAACCGCCTCAACAGATCCTGTCCATTAATTCAGCGGAGCCTAGTATCGGATAGTTACTTCCAAAATACGTATCTTCATGTCTCCATGCTCATACGCTGCCACTACAGCTACTAGCCAAGTTACTGCCTCTGTAAAGCAGCGTTTCCTTGCACTATCTAACTCGGACCGTCGTCTTTGTTATGTATTTAATATAACATATACAAAATAAAAGTCAACCAGTTTGTTCAACTTTTTTTAAATTTTCTGCGTGTTTTCTGCCATTTTTTTCTACTGGCTCGTACTCTACTCTATCGCCTAATTTTAGATTGTGTTCTACTTTTTTGAACAAAACATCAGTTCTATTTTGTCCCCATTCGTCTGGACGTATTAATCCGTGTATACCAATAAATTTATATACTTGTCCTGTTACTATCATTACATCATCTCCAGTTGTAATAGTGTTTGATCTAACTTGCCAAAGTTATAAAGATGAATAGGATTATCTCTCAAATCTTTCACAAATTTTACTGTGTTAAATCCTTTTGTACTAACATATGTCAATCCACGTAAATTGCCTACAGCGTATGCAACACTATCGGTAAGTCCACACAATCTTGCATATTTCCAAAGACCTTCTAGAGTGCAATTTGTTGCTACGCCAAAACGTGTTTTCTTTTCCCAAGTGTTTAACAGTCGTGGATTGAAACATAACTGACTTATACCACCTTTAAAATGCATATACTTTGTGTATGCCATATTACCGTATGTTTCGCTTTGTGGATATACGCCGCAGAACATATCAAATCCGTAATCTTCTATAGCATCTTTTACTTCGTAAAATGTTTGATATACTTTACCTTCGTAGGTGCTGCCGCCAATTAGCAAAACTTTGTCAACACCTGCTTTACGCATAGCAATACAGTTTTCGTGTAATTCGCTTTCACTTTTGATATTTCTTGCTGCAATATGTGCAACTGCTTTTGCACTGCCAGCTTGATCATTAAGTTCTATAGCAGCATCTTTTACTTTTGTCAAATTAGAATTAGGCAAATGTGTTATACTTACACTACTTGCTGTGTCAACTGCGTATTGACTTAGTTTTTGTTTTGGAGTTTTTTCTACACTAATGTCCATACAATTAGTTATCATAAAAATAGGCCCCGTAGGGCCTATTTTATAACTTGTAAATTCAAACTTATGAGAAGCTTAGGTTACCTGTGTTAACTTCAACTGTCTCTAAGTAGTCTGCTGCGTTACCTAGAGATGACGCAGTGTTTGATAGCTCAACATAACCATAACGTGTCATGAACGATACTGTTGGCTCGAATGTGCTTGGATCAAGAACAACACCTGAAGACATTAGTGGGATGTATGGGCAGTAGAACGCTGCTGCGTCTGACTCTGAAGTACCCTTATAACCTACTAGTACGTCATCATCTGCTGCGTATGTGTTTACGTACACTTTCATTGCGCCATTCAATGTACCAACCATTTTTGTGTTAGTTGGTGCTTCAAATGTGCCTTCAGTTGTACGAGCAAACGCTGATGTTGTTGCTGACTGTAGTACTGTTAGAATCGCTGGTGATACAACTGCCCAGTTACCTGCGCCTCTGCGTGTTCTTTGTGCGATTCTGTTTGCTGCACGGTTGACCAATACTGCCAATGCTGCGTGTTCGTCACCTACGAATGTAGCTGTACCTGAAACTGCTGCTTGGTTGAATGTGTCTGTACCTGTGCCTGCAAGTGTTTTCAAAGATGCCAATACTTCTTGGTCAATCTCTGCTGTGATTTCTTGAGCCAAAGCAGCCATAATTTCTGCTTCAACGTCAATACCGTGCTGTGACTGAGCGTCTTGAGCAGCTTCGAAGGTCCAACGTGCTGATAGCTTACGTGTTTTCGCTTCTACAGTCTGTTTCAAGATCTGGATGCTTAGTCTGTTTCCAGCTTCACCTTCAAGTGCCGCAGTTGCATCAGCTTTTGCTGTTGATGCATTACCTGAATATGCTTCTGCAATTTTGAATGGTGATAGTGCTTCTTCACCAGCTACTGCGCCTGATGCGCCTGAGCCTGCTGTGTCGCTGTAGCGAACACGCAATGTGTGAATCTGACCAACTGGACCAGTCATTGGTTGTACACCAACTAGTTCGTTTGCAATAACTGTTGGCATAACACGTCTGATCACTGGAAGGATCACACGGTTTAGGGTTGCGATGTTACCGGCAGATGTAGCACCAGCAGTTGCAGTTTCAGCCAAATACTTGCGAGTATTTTCTAGTGTTGAAGCCATTACTGCTTTCTTATTGCCTGATAGGCCTTCAAGAAGTGCGCTTTTTGTATCGTGCCAGCGACTTTCTAATAGTTCTGACATTGGTTTCTCCTCTTTATAGTCCAGCAAGACGTTTTAGGTCGACCACATTGTGATCTACGTCTGCTTTGATGTCATTTGTTTGGGTTCTGTTGCCTGTTACTTCTTTTGCCTCTGCTAGTACTGCCTTTTGCTTTGCTGGACCTTTACCGTCAATAACTGCCGGTAGGTATTTGTCAAACGCAGAACGTAGTCTGTCTGTTTGAACTGATTCCAGTAAGTCTACCATAATTTCACGTTGGTCTTTGCTTAGTGGCGCAACCATATCGCTAATTGTGTCTTTGCGTTTTGCACTTTCAGTGATCATTTTATTTTGATGTGCTTGTGCTTCTGCAAGTTTGATTGCTTTAGACGCTGCTTCTCTTGCTTCTGCTAGTTGTTTGTCTTTAGCACCAACAACTTTTAGTAGCTTTGAAGTTTCACTCTTCTCGTTTAGATATGAGTGTTGATATTCGTTAGCAAATGCTTCGAATAGTTTACGTCCAAAATCATTTTCACGTGCTTGATCAATATCTTCTTTCAGTGCTGAGATCTCTTTTTTTAGACCTTTTGCAACTGTTTCTGATACCAACGCTGCACTTTTTTCAATAAAGTCTTTTTTGACTTTATCAACATGAGCTTTGCCTTCACGTACAAGACGTACTTTTGTTTCGGCAAGATCTTTTTTGTCTTCGTAAAACTCTGCAAGTTCTTTTGCAAGTGACTCTACTACAAACTCTTCTAATGCAACAAACTTGTCAGCCATTGCTTTTTGATCTGAATGTAGTTCTTTGATTTCTTTTGCTAGTGTTTCACTAACAAATGATTTCATAAGATTAGCATTTTTACGCTGTGCAATAGCAAATTTAGCCTTTGCTTCTGCTAGTTGCTTGCGGTCTTCTTGGAATTCAGCAATTTCTTCGCTAAGTTTTTCTGTCATCATAGCATCAATGGCTTCAACCATTGTTGTTTTATCATGTTCATACTTTTTAGCAAATTCTTCACGTAGTTCCGCAGTCGCTTGCAGGCGATTTTCTTTCACCTTTGCGTTCCATGCTTCTTCTAGTTCTGAGCGCACTTCTTCCGATAGTGCTGTGTTTTCGAAGAGTGATTTTAGTGCATCTAACATTTTGTATCCTCTCCTAGTTAGCGGAGTTTGCTTATTACTTCTAATAAGCTCTCTTTTAAGTATTTTTGTGCCTTTTTATCGCCTTGAACTTCCCTTGATGTTTGGAACGCCTTATAACCGCCTCGGGTGTTCATAAGGTGCTCGTATATCGGTGTTGGGTATGCGCCTGGCGCACTTGGCTGCGCCACAACGTCTACAGTGATAATTTCAAAATCTGATACTTCACCGTTACCGCTTTCGCTTACGTTACCACTACCTCTCGATGAAACTCCTAGTTTTACGCTGCTTTCTAGCATTGTTTTAACTAGTTGTCCCATCGGAGTTGGTAGAATTTTTAATTTACCGTAACCGTTTGGGCCATCCATCCACATTTCTGTGATCATATGGCTTACACGATCAAGATTAATATTAAGTCCATCTGGATGATCTACTTCACCTAACACTGAGTAGCCACCACTGATTTGTTCGTTGAGTGTGGTGACAGCCCTGCCAATCTCGTTAACGGGATAAACACGCTGATTTGCGTTGCGTACTCCGCCTTGAATGCAAATACCTTTCATATAAAGATCTTTACCATCGTTGGCAGACTCAACAACCATTCTAGCAGCATCGAAACTCAAATGTTCGTTTAGTAGTTTCATACTTCAGTCCTTACTTTGCTCTTTTAGGAGCACCATTTAAAGGTGAGCCTGCTGAACTATCTTGCTCAGGTGCTTTACCTTTTTTCTCGGCACCATGGCCGGGTTGCGATGCCATTTTAGTAGCACCTTTTGCGCCTGGAACGTTTACATTCCCTGCGTTATCTTCTTTTGTTGATGGTTGTGCTAGGCCGCCTGCTGTTCCGCCTGCTCCGCCGTCGCCACCTTTTGCGATATTTGCTGTTGTTCCGCCCATATCGTTTTTACCTGCAACTGTTGATTTTGTGTTTGCGCCGTTGTCGCCCATTGTTGCTGTGACTTTATCTGTGTACTCACGCATGATTTCTGTTTGTGACTTTGGTGCTTTTGACTCTTCTACTTCTTCGTCAGCTGCTTCTTCTACTTCTTCGTCTTCAAAAGCAATTGCTTCTTCTTCAGCTTCTTCGTCGTCACCTTCTTCTGAGTCCATGTCCATTGGCATGTCGTCTGCTGGCTCTTCGTCACCTGGCTCTTCGTCGCCCATCATGGCTTCAAATTCTGCTTTAAGTGCTTCTAGCTCATCTTCTAGGTCTGCTACACGATCTTCAACGTCACCGTCTTCGTCGCCCATACCCATGTCGTCGTCACCCATTTCTGGTTCCATGTCCATGTCACCGCCCATGTCTGGGTCTTCAATGTCACCCATCATGTCGTCTACTGGGTCACCTTCTGCCATATCAAAAAAGTTTTCGTCAACTTCTTCGTCTGACTCATCTAGATCTTCGTCTGATGCTTCATCTACTTCTTCATCAGTTGCTTCGTCTAGGTCTTCTTCTGATTCATCTACTTCTTCATCTGTAGCTTCATCAACTTCTTCATCAGTTGTTTCTTCTACTTCTTCATCTTCAAGTAGTGATTCGTAAATATCTCTTGATTTTTCTACCACGATTTCGTGGAACAATGCTTCTGCACCTTCTCTGTCTTCATTGACGAGACGCTCAAGCATTTCTTCAAACTTATTGCGATCAGTCATGTCATTCTCCTTTATTGTCAAGGCTGTCTATTATATTTACACTTTTTAGAAAATATACGTGTAAAATGGGGTCAAAACAGCCCATTTTACTGATTATTGGAAATTTTTCGCAAAATCATCCACTGTGATATGCGATAAATTGGTTAAATCTTTGAGATGATCAGGAATATAATCATTCATAGACTTTAATATTCGATAGTATTTAGTCTTTGGAAACTGATTTATACACATCATAGTTTGTCTTTGCCAATTTCCATAATAGGTTGCTCTATCATTAACCCCTTTGTAATTTTTTGTGCCTGCATATATGTTGTTTACTTTTTCTTGTTGTTCACCAATACCAACATAATCAAAGCCCATTATATAGATTACTTTATGTCCGTGTTGACTTGCAATCATTAATGCTGTAGGTCCACTACTCCAACCTTTGTTTGGATCAATGATTTTGATACCAGGTGTGCGTTCTGTTAGTTTGTTTCTATTACTCCACACGTTATGCTTGTGTTGATATTGTGCATCATTGATTTCTGTAACCATTTTAGTATCTACACATACTAAATGGTCAGGAGCAAACTCTCTAAACAGTGCATTACAACCGTACACTGTTCCATATCTTTTTAAATTATGATGATCAATGTCTTTGCGACTAGTACCGTTGCCCAGTACAAACGCTATTTTGTTTGCCATTAAACTCCGCCAAGTGCTGCTTGTGCTGCTAATCCATACATTTGTCTGATATAATTTAGATCTTTTGCTTTTTGATCTCTGTGGGCGTCACTTGCTTTGCGGGCACGATTGATATCTTTAAGAGTCAAACGACTTTTACGATCGTCGTCAACTTTTAACACACTGGTATCTGCTTGAGGATCGTATGTTTTGTCCTCTTCTGGTTCCATTGTTTCTTTGTTAAAGTAATATAGTTCTCTTAGTATCATGTTAGTATTTATATAGTTTGTGCTGTTTCGTCGCCGCCTAGTGCGCCGCCGCCTAAGTCTGTTTCTGTATTTGTGTCTACACCTTCACCTGTGCCGCCGTCAATGCCGCCTGCGTCTCCGCCCAAGTCAGTTTCAATACCGCCTAAGTCCCCTGCAAGGTCAGCACCGCTCAATCCTGCACCACGCATTTCTCCTGCCATATCGTCATTTACTAAATCAACTAGATTCTCATCATTTTCTTCTTGCCATAGACGTTCATTCTCTGCAATCTCTTCATCGCTAAGTCCTAAGAAACGTTTTAGTGCAAATCGATTTGAAATATATGGTATAGCTGCCATACCTGTAAATGTACTAATACGATTGTTATCAAGTTCTGCTTGTCTATATGCTGCAAAGTTCTGCGGAGGTGTTAGCCTCAAGTCAAACATACTAAAGTCTACGTTTGCGCCTTTGCTTTGCAAGAATAGTTTGAATTCTTTATTGAATTCTTCTTCAACCATGGATTGCAAACGTTCGCAATATTTGTTGAAGCGTAGTTCTTGAATATAGGCAGTGCCCACACGTCCGTCATTATATTGTGAAGCGCCGTCATCTGCTCCAGTTGGTAAGTACGAACTTGGGATACGTAAGCCACGTACCAATTTATTAGTAAAGTATCTAAGGTCATCAATCTCTCCTAGGTTAGTACCGCCCGGTAGAGTTTCAACTTTTGATCCACGTCCTTCAGCAGTTTGTGGAAAGAAGTAGTCTTCGTTAATTGACAGTGGATTATATGAACTGTCTATGACATTTGTGCCACCACCTGTCTTGGATGGGATTCGTCTTTGGTGTATTTCCGTTTTGACACGCTCCACAAATTGCATAGCAAGGTGTGAAGGCATGTTGCCCACATCAACGTAGAATACTCTGCGCTCTGGTGCTCTTTGCACACGATAGATAATAATCGCATCTTCAAGCAGCTCTTTTTGCTTGTATACTTTGAAAATTGATTCCAACAGGCTGTTGCCAAATGGATAGTTTTGATCAAGTCCTTCACTCATGCTCAAATGCAATACGTGATTAGCATCTACATAAGTTTCGTCGTGTTCTTGTGCAAATCTACTGGTGTTACCACTTGGTGTATGGTTATTACCAGTCATACCTTGTTGCTTGACTTGCTGATAACCGTTAGTGCCGCCTGGACCATAACTGTTATTAGTGTTTAATGGTGTTGCTTCTAATGCTTCAAATGCAAAGTTTAAATTTTTAACAACATACTGTTCAGGCTTTTTGCCTTCGCTTTCATTAACAATAATCTTTGTAACTTGACTAGGATCAACATGAAACAATTTTTGTGTTTCAGGATCTCTAATAAAAAATTGATCACCATACTTAAATGCATTACGGATAGTTCTAAACATACGTGTTTCAAACTTGTTTAATTTGCACCACTGCTGCAAATACTGTCCAATAACCTGTATTTCGCTATTGGTAGGATTTCCTTTAAAATCAATATTAAAGTGTGTATCGTTTTGTTTATTCTTTTGTGTGCAAAATTCAGCAAGAATATCTAGTGCAGCATTCACTTCGCTATCACTGTCCATTGTGTTGTATTGATTGTAACGTTCGATACGATTAGGAGATCCAACATATACATCTGGAAGGTGTGAGGAATAGTTTGCAGCAGCAGGGCCTACGCCGTTGTTGCCTTTTAAGCTAAATGGCGAATAACTACCATTTCTATTGTCCGCAGTTGGAACTGGAGTAAAGTATTTCTTCCAACTCATTTATACACCTCTCAACATATTACCAGTTAATCCTTTTGTTGCCTTCAACTGTCTACTTTGTGTCCCTACAGCCATATTCTCAACTTGTATTAGTTGTCCTAAAAGACTAATCATAGTATCTAATTTTTTATTACTTTCTATAGCACCCAAGCTAGGTTCATTATTAGTACTTATGCTATTTTGCATTGCAGATTGAACTTCTTGAACATTCATATCTAAGCCTCTAATGCTTTTCATTAATGTTTGCATAACACCCATACTTGTTCTTGCACTCATTACATTTGCTGGACCAGAAACAAATTCAGGACCAGCTTCTCCAACTAGTCCATATCCACCTTTTGGAATATTACCGCCTTCGGCAAATCCGCCTCTAAAATTCAAAGGATCAGCTTTATATGATGCAAGTTTTTTGTTTGTAAATTCTTGTGCTTTTGCTAATGCTTCTACACCTTTTGCAGCTCTTTCTGCTGCTTCCTGTGCTGCTCGCATTGGAGGATCCATTGCAGTGAATCCTTCACTGGTTAATTTTGCAATATCTGCTTGTGCTTTTTCTAATTGTTGTTGAGCAGTTAAAACTTTTTCTTGGGTTTGTTTTGCTGTTGTTTCAGTTGCTTCTTTTGTTGTTTCTGCTCCTTCAACATTTGAATTTATAACTTTTGCACCAGTAGCTTTAATCGTTTCAGTTTGTTCATCTGTTTTACTAAGTAAATCTGTGCGGAAACCATTTGTGTTATTTCTATGGTCTTCCATTTGAGCAACATCAAATAAACTGTTTATACCTTTGTTTATACCAGAAATTATTTCTTCTTTACTAGGTAAAGCACTTTGGAATTTTTCCAATCCTGCTATCGCTACATCTTCAATCTGTTGAATAGACTCAGACATAACTGCACTGGTTACTTGTCTTAAATTCTCTTGTATTTCCATAGTTTTATCGAAAATACCAGTTGTTTGTTTCATCTGTCTTTCTTGTTCTTGAAGAATTGACTTTCTAATTTCTGCTTCGGCAGCAGCAGCGCCACCAGGTCCTTCTTTCTCTGCGTCAATACCTTTCTTAAAATCAAATGCAGCTTTACTTGCGTCTGCAAAACCTTTTGAAACGCCAGTTACTCCACCTAATATAGCTGTATTTCTAAACTCTTCGGTATCTTGATAATCTAATGCTGCACCTCTAGCATCTATCATTGATTGCGTAAATGCTTCAACTTCTCCGCTGTTGAATTGTTGTGCAGCAGTATACAATACATCAGCACCGTCGCCCATAGCAAGCATAGCATTCCTGGTTGCTTCGGTTGTAGGAGCTCCTCTAAGAGCAATGTCAACAAAAGCATCAGCAGCATCTTGACCCATTGTTTCTTGCATTGTTGTTAATTGGGTCATAAATGCTTGTTGTTCTTCCGCACTCTTACCCATTAAGAATGCATTTACGTCACCTTGTCGTCTACGTGCTCTCATTTCGTCAGCAAGTTCTTTTCTGTTTTTGCCTGTGAGTTTTGCAAGACCGTCTAGTTCTTGCATTAAATCTTTAGCAGACTCAGCTTGCTGACGCAGAGTCATAGTTTCGTTTCTAGCATTACTTTCAGTAAGTTCTCCAAACAGTGCAAGACCTTCTGAAATATCTTTTGTTGTAAAACCTAATCTACGCAGTTCCATACCTAATTCTTGTGTGTCAAGAACAGTAGTATTCAGTGCTTTAAAACGTGCTATTGCTTGATCAGTAGTTCCGCCAAAAGCTCTTAGTGCAGTAGCATTGTTTTGTATAAAATTAGTCATATCTTCTACAGACATTCCTAATTCTGCTGCTGCAACTTTAACATCTTTAATTTCTTTGTTAAATGTAGCACCAACTGTTGTAAGTGCTTGGTATTCAGCAAGACTGTCTTCAGCAAATCGTGTTAAACCATCAACAACTTTACCAACTGCACCGCCCATTGCGCCAAAGGCTTTGGTATTTTTTTCTAAAGCACCGGAGTATGCACTTAGTTGTTGTTGCCCAGTAAGAAGCGCACCACCTAAACCAATAGCAGTATTAGCAGTTCCTGAGAGCTGTTTTTTGAGGAAATCTAAACCGTCTCCAAATAAACCTGCTGCATTTTGTTCAGCCAAATCCAAATACTCCTAGATTATGATACAATAAATATACTATAGTATTTACCTTATAGGAAAAACACATGGAAAACTCTCAAAGTCCATTAAGACAGTTTCAAAGACAACCAAAACTTTATATTGACTTACCAAGTCAAGGAAAGTGGTATGATGAAAGTATTGTTGCTGATGGAACTTCAACTTCATTAGCAGTTTTTAGTATGACTGCAAACGATGAAATTGGATTTAAAACACCAGATGCTATGGTTAACGGCGAAGCAACTGTTAGAAATGTAAAAAGTTGCATTCCTGCTATTTTAGATCCATGGAATATACGCACAATTGATACTGATAGTATTTTAATTGCAATACGAATAGCTTCGTATGGTCAATCAATGACAGTTAGTAATAATTGTAAAAAATGTTCTGAAGATAATGCTTATGATGTAGATCTACAGCGTTACTTAGATAATTTTTCAATAAAAACTTATCATGACACAGTTGTGTATGAAAACTTTACTGTAAAATTACATCCTTTGACATATAGACAGTGGAACGAAATACAGAAAAAACAAACCGGATTTCAAAGAGCATTGAATTTTCAAGTTCCAAATATTGAAAATGAAGATCAAAAAGAAGAAGTAATTCAAAGTATTATTGATCAAATAAACGAACTTACAGTATTAAGTATTTTAGATCAAGTAAGATCAATCGAAGTTGACGGACAAATTGAAACTGACAAACAAGAAATTGTTAATTTTTTAAACAACCAAGACGTAAAATTTTTTCATGCTATAAAAGCACAAATAGAAAAAAATATTACAGAATGGGAAATACCCACTGAAGATATTAAATGCGAAAAGTGCGGCTATGAAGATAAAATAAAAGTTTCGTTGGATCAATCAAATTTTTTCGCATAAGGCTATCGAAACTAGACGACACCCAAATATTATCGTTAGCCAAAGATATGGAAAATGAAATTAAACAAATAAAAGAAGGGTGTTATAGACTTGCGTGGTACATGCGAGGTGGCGTCACTATTGAACAATTACTCTACGATACAGATATTGAAGATCAAGAAGTTATGTCAAATATTATCAAAGAAAATATTGAAAATACAAAAAACTCAAAAATGCCTTTGCTGTAATTACACAGTTGCAGGCTGCGGTTGTGCTGCTGCATTATCACTGTCCATTTTATTAGATATAGCAGTGTCAGCAGCATCTTGAGATGTTTGTTTTTGTTCTGGTGCCATAATTGAATTTAACAAATCTTCACGTTTTTGTTCTGGTATAAAGGGAACAAATTTGGTTTCGTCTCCTTCAGGAAAAAGCAGTGCTCCAAATACTTTTTTAGCCCATTCGCTATCTGAATAGTATTCTCCTGTC